AGCTGTGCAACCCTTTCAAAGAATGGACTTCCGTCCAAACTTCTCCCAAGACCTAAGTGAGGTCTAGGGGCACCCACCGTCTACGTAAAGAAGTAGACGGCCTCCTGGCAATTCCGATCCTATCGCCTTGAATAAAGGCGACAGGCCGGACTTCAGTGAAATACTGAAGTAGCGAGGAGTCCCTCTTGACTGGGTCCTTTGTAGACTTAGCGAAAGCTTCGTCGACTCGGACTTCGACTCGATGTAGAAAAGGATTGAACCGCCTCTTGAGGTGGTCGTTCCCGATCCACTCGTGGTCATACCAGCCAAAGGATCCTGAGCCCATCGGCACGTTCATTATTGAGAATCTCTTTAATGAGCGCACGGTCGATTTAACATAGTTCGAAACGCCGTAATAACCTTTCATCGAAAAGTTATTATGGACGTCGACACTAGAGGTTATGGACTCAGGTCGGGACACGTCAGGGTAGGTACTGACATACGTAGGCGTGACATCATGTCCGTCATACGCATCCAGGCCGCAGGACTCTCGGAACTTCCCAGTTCCAAAAGTTTTACTGCGGTTGACCTTGAGACCAAGGTCACCTAGTAATCCCTGAAGTACTTCCCACGAGTCAATAGGAACGATGATATCGTCCCCAAAGACTTGGACCTCCTTAGAGACCTTACGTATTGTCTCGATCTTCGGTGTCAAACCCCGAACAAAAAGTACGGCGCTGACAGCTAGGATCGCGAACACGTAGGACTGGACAGGAAAGGTACATGCTGAACCCATACACGCAAACTTTCTCAGTTTGTGAAACTGAGGAGACTTGCGATCTATGGCGTTAGCCACCCACCTTGTGCGAGAAGCATGAAAAGCTTCAACCAACGTTGGAGAACGTCGGAAGATTCTCTCCACGAGCCAGCACGAGAGGCGGTCAGACGCATTTGACAAATCAATTGTCGCATGCGACTGAGTATGGGAAGCCCGTCTTGCCAATTCCTGATTCGCAGTCTGATCGCGAAAGCGGATAGACGAACGAATTGGGGTAAAGGCTAAACGAGTAACCAAGAAATCGAGGATTGACTGTTGGCACCATTGATGGCTAACAGGTTCCGCGGCGATAAGCCTAGGTCCCTTTAGCGTCTTTGGCACTGCAATCAACCTCGACGGAGCTTCATTTGCTCGGAAGAGCTTATGAGACTCCTGGCTACCAGAGAACGCAGCCCAGGAAGCATAATTCGGGAAACCGAACAATGCCATAGGGAATACGCGCTCAAGCTTAGCCGGCCAGTTTGGAAAGTCATACTTAAAATGAGTATGACGCTGGTCAGCTACAGCACCTGGTCCGTGCTTGGTTCTCCACTCGGAGGGGTTGAAACCCCCGAGGACTGAGACGATGATGTCGGCTGTCCGTTGGACAACGTCGGCAACGTCACAATCGGTTTGGAGAAAAGACTCAGCTCTCTCGAACCTGTCATCATGACAAGAATCGAAAAGAGGAGCAGGAGCGAGAAAATCAGAATCGCCAATATGGAGATTCCGAAGATCATCAATCCTGAGTTCGTCTTCATCCCAGTTAAGGGAGGGAAGCCGAACGTCTTGATCGATCTCGAAGAACTCATGAACGTGTTCCCATGTTCGTGAGTCGTCGCACGCCACCTTTACCTTCTTCGCTCCATAATGGAGCTGACGAATGTAACGGATTGCGGCAACGTCAGGATCGGTCCTAAGCACACCGAAATCGTCGAAGACTCGACGGTATAGCCCCTGGAATAGTCTAGGGATTACACCGCTCTTGCGGTAAGGCCGGAATCCGGCCACCCCGCTGGGAGTTAGGAGTCCGGCAGAGAGGCACTTGTCAAAGTGCTTCCCTGCCTCGGGGAGGTCTATCATCAGAAATGGTAGGCCTCTCGTATCGACGAGTGAGAGCAAGCGAGAAGTATCCCGATCGCAATCACGTCGGAGAGTGGGATCGTACTCAGCTATGTTAGACAACATAGCTTCGTATAGTCCCTTAAGGTAATTGACATAGCTTTTCATCTAGTGCTCCTTCATTTAGGGGTTACTAGAATCTATGGCTATGGTACACCCATCTCCTCAGCGGAAGTCTTAGGACGTCAAAAGACGCCTTACGACTCCCAGCCGAGCAACTTCGCCGCGATCCCGCCAGCCTTTACCATGTAAAAGCTGAGGGCCTCGGAGAGGTCGATGATGTCTGCCTGGACCCCGTTCGGATCCGTTCGGATCGTGAACGAGCATTCAGTAAGACTACCAAGCGGAATAGCCGTGGTAGGCTTGACGAACCGCGAGAAAGTCACAGTGTGACGATCAAACGGCTGCGTACCAGCCTTCACGTTATCCCGTGAGTGCCGCACTTTCGTGCGGTACGTAACGAGTCCCTCGTCGAGAAAGTACTCGGCGCCGTACCCGTCTTGGTTAATCAGCGGGAGGATCTTGGCGGTTCCACCGGAACCATCAAGAGTCACCGTCAGGGTTGTACCTAGCATATTACCTTTTCCTTTTGATGCGAGTGACCCTCAGCGCAAGCGCTGAAGAGCCAACGCACTAAGGATCGACCATTGCCTGCCATTGAGTAATGGCAAGGTAACCGACAGTGAACCAGTTGTCTGAGCACGTTCTTTTGTGCGCAGAACCCGTCGACCTGAAGCGCCAGTGAAGACCTGAGTAAGGCCATCAGTGCGCGTCCAAAGCTCGTACGTCTCAGTGAGGGTCATGATATTCATCGGACCATCAATGTGAGCGGGAACGTCATTCCGATGAGCTTCTAAGAAGTCATCAAAATTGGCGAACCAGTCAATCAGCCACGTCCATGGAAGAGCATTCCATGCTTGTACGGCATCAAAACCAATATGGTTTGTGCCGAATACAAGTTTACGTGCTGTACGACCTAGAGCATCGTGACCTATATCTTTCGGAACAGAGGTGGGCACCCATCTAACGGTGCCCCAGGACCTTTGGCGTGTCACAACGTCCTTGCGGACATTTATGAACGCGCCTAAGGAAGAATCAGCAACAATATTGCTGCTGGTTACCACGTTCGTATCGAATAGGTTAAGGCGACGTTTGAGACCTCTCGATGAATACAACCTCTGCAGCTCCTTGATCCTTCGATCAGCGGAAGCTTGGAAGTGCAACATCTTACGGATGTCCGAGATAAACGGCAGCCAGCCCATCTGAATACTCAAATGATAGTTCGCAATCTCTTTCGAGTTACGAACATCCTTTAAGGACTTCAGACGAGTCTTGAAATGCG